GTTTGAAGACCTCTTGGACCTCTTTGTGTAATATCATTTGGAAAAACATAATCTGGTGAAGACAATTGAGGATATTTTTCAGGATTTTCTTTTTGATCTTTNCAACAGTCTTCTATGTTCTCATCGCAACCATAACANAAAGGTGTAAATGGAAATTCGTCTTTATATTTTATGTATGCCTGCCTATTAATACCAACTGGGAACTCACAAGTACCATTTTGTGTACACCCGCCAAAACTATTTGGGTAATTTTTATTTGCTTTATAAAAAGGACATTCTTCATTTTCTGTACAAGGAATATCCCAATATGTTTGGTACTCTTTCGGTCTTCCCAATTGATCATACGATGAATTACAAAGGGCTCTATTCTCATTTGTTATATCNCCATAGCACCGATATGCTGGATCTGACATCTCCTTTGAAACAGTAAGTCGTGTTATAAATGTTTCCATATTTGGAGATATTACTGGAGCATTCTTCGGTTCTCCAATGATAAATAGATTATGTGAAAACCATAAAAGATTTATAATTCCTTCTTTTTTATAGAGCGCCTTGGGTACTTTAATTGCTTTCCAATCATATACATCTTCCATATACGAATCTCGCATCGTTATGTAAGGATATGTAATTTTTACTCTGGATATATCCAGTTTATCAAAACCGGTTATATAAACTTCTTGTGAATATATTAGTTTTTCAAATTCACTACCTTGTATTATATAGGCAAATATAATATCATATTCGTCTAATAAAAGCTTTTCAAGATTGTTCCACATTCTTTTGGGAATAAAATTTACATTAATAATTGGCTCTATATTTTGAACACGATATCCGTAAGCAATAGATTGTACGAGATGTTTTTCACATATATCAAATACTCCTATTTTTTTATTTACAATATCATAAGGTAAATTCATTTTATCTTTATTATCACGGTGTAATAGTCTAACAAAATATCCCTCCTTTTTTATTTTTGTATGTGTTCCTTTATTGCCGGACATGACTCTATTTAGATATATGTCGTCTATACAAAGTGTGGTACCCTGCCAATTGTTTGGAATATTTGTCCCCTTTTCCAGAACACCAACCATCGTTTCCATAAAATCAATATCTACTTCTTGAGATCTTTCATCAAGTATGGGCTTCATATTTGTTAGGCTTGTTGTAAGTACTTGTTTATTGATATCAATGGATATATCCTCAAATCTCTCTCTTCTATAATTTTTAAGCATATAACGGTAAGGATGACGTTGTCTCTTATCCAATACAACAATCATTTTACGCTTATTATATCGCGAATCCATCCTAAATATAATTACAATTAATGCTATCATAACAAATAGCAAAGAAACGGTATATAATATATCCATTTTATCCATTTTATTTTTATGTATGATACAACGAAACGGTGGATACGATTACTCTACACATCACGAGTGAATATTTTTCTAGGACACATGTAGTGAATTAAATAATGATATCCCTAAACTTAACAAGACTACATGTGGCACTTTTGCTATATATAACTTTTATTATCATCCTATTATTGATAAGACCTGCTATTATGTTTACACACGACGGTCGTCTTAAAAGATGGGGTATGGACAATGATGAAAATACAAATATGTTCGCTTTTGGGTTTATTGTCCCTCTGGCAGGTATAATTATGTACATTATTGCCACTTGGCTTGATTTTGTTATGTACGAGCCTTAAATATATGAACGGATATTTGTAAAATTGAGAATTGAGAATTAAGAATTGAGAATTGAGAATTAAGAATAAAAATATAATATAATTTACAATGAAGAAAATGATAACAGATGATGTTAATCTATTTGGGAATACTTTTTATTTTGAGGAGATTTATAAATGGCTACANGACAGTATAGATAATCCTAAAAAAGAGCTAAACAATTCAGCATGTTTATTAATCATTGGTTCTCCAGGAGTTGGAAAAACATATGGTGTAGAAACAATATGCCAAAAAATTGGTATTACTATCAAAAAGATAGACAGTTCTACGTGTCATTCTACAAAAGAGATGGATGATCTTATTGTAAAGATGTCTTCTACAAATTTGGAAGATGTATTATTACAACAGATCACAAAAAAGATCATCTTTATAGATGAATTTGAAATACTTATAAACAATGATCGCAATATGCCTTCTTTATTGTATAATCTTATAAATGCTACAAACAACAAAGCATTACCATATATTCCAATCATCATAGCATGTAATACAAATGTGGAGAAAAAGCTGGGCGATTTAAAACGATATTGTAAATCCATATATTTAAAAAAGCCATCTGATACGGATGTGATGTTAATGCTACTTGCTCATACGAAAAGGTGTAATATATCCATATCCGCAGAAATTCTTCTTGCCATTTCCGAAAGTGTAAATGGGAATATGTTACATGCTTTAAATTCACTTGAATATGAATTACTAAAGAAAAACCGTACTACTNCTACCGACGAAACATATATCATAGACCGGATGCCTGATATTGATACTCTATATAACGATCCAAGTATTGAAATAGCGCATATGTTATTTGAAGAAGATCTATGGATGAATCCATTACGGTTTCATGAAAATCTTCCAGCAGAAATAGATATGCGTAAAGGTACAAAAGCNCAGAAGGGGAAAATATATTCTGAAATTTTAAAATGCATGACAGAATGGGATACGATGATCAATACATCTGTACATACATATACAAATACGGATGAAATAGGTAATTCTATATACACAGAGCATCTATGTAGGGCTCCTTGTTTTCTCCTTAAAAATTTAAAGAAAAAGAAAAATGGAAATGACACTTCTTTAGCCGATTTTACAAAGGCATTAAGTCAAATGTCACTTCATAAAAAAATGGAAAAACAGTCTTATCATGATAATTTTCCATGGAAACATGTTGGCAATTATTTCTATGCACTAAAGAAAAACATGAAAAATAAGAAGAATAAGAAATTTTCTTCCGTAGATACAGATAATAACACATGAACGCAGAACAAAGGTCCGTCTTATCACCATCTATGTATGAATCATCCACAGGTTCTACAGTATCATCAGGTGTGATGGGTTTTTTAAAAAGTAAAAAAATAATGGTTGTTCTTGGTCTGATTATAACCGTTGTTGTAGGTTTTACNGTAGGATGGATTATATATCGTATTGTTCAGACAAAATCGATTGATCGTAAATCGTTTATTGTTCCGGAAACAGAGAATCCTGTTCTCGGTTCCGTTGTAACAAGGGGAAATGGTACAGATATTCCTGATGCATTGAACGGAAAACGATTCTCATTTTCATTCTGGATGTACATCCATAATCTTGACAAAAACTCTGGTATTATGAAGCATGTCCTCCACCGTGGCGACGAGAAAGATGCTATGTCTGGATCACCCACAGTATTCATGGATCCTTCTATTAATAAACTATACATAGCGTTTGATACAATAGACAGCAAGTCAGTACAAGAAACAGATAAGACANANCTTGCCAATGAAACCAATTTTGTAAAACTACAATATGCTTCTGCTATGCGAGGTATAACAGTGGATTATGTACCTATTCAAAGGTGGGTACATATAGGTGTTGTTGTAAATGAAAATGTAAATGGAGGAAGCATAGCATCTTATGTAGACGGCGAGCTTGTAAAAACAAGTACGACAAACAAAAAAGTAACTGTAACTGGAACTCTACCTGTCTCGAGCACNGATGCCACAATTCAAACATTTGAAGTAACACCAAAGCTAACAAATATGTCGCTTGACCGAAAGGGCAATGTGTATGTAGGTGGATCAAGCGAAAGTTCAACAGGAGTAGGATTCTCTGGTCTTGTTTCCCTCGTACAATTCTTTAATTATGATCTTAATGTGCAGGATATGTACAATATATACACGCAGGGTCCAATCTATCTTACCGCCGCCGGAAAGTTTGCCAATACGATTGGAATTGGAAGTATGACAAATCAATACGGTGTTCGTAATCCCGTATATCGAAAACCTGAAATTTTTGGTTAATACAATAAATCTCTTAACATATTTTCTTGAATCATTCTATTTGGTAATTCCACTGTATTAAATTCATAACATTCGAGATCTAATTCATATCTATCATTTGCTATTTCAGTTATCGTCTTATTATAAACAATAAGCATATCAAAATAGTGAATATTACATAATTTTTCTAAATAGTTATACGGAATTGCTTCAATATTCATAGATACTTTGCTATTATTTATTTTATATTTGGATACATCTATATCGTTTATATTGTCGAGTATAGCACTCTTGTGATTAATAAAATCAATATCTCTTGTAAATCGTAATAATTTTCCTTGTGTGTTTTCCATCGTCTTTACAACATCTATCGCGTCCTGTTGGTAAACAAAAAGCAGTAAATTTGTTTTTGTACACGAAGTATCTATATCTAAATTATTTTGCCTTACTCGTTTATGAAATCCCATCATCGTATTTTGAGAAGAAAGAGTATATAATGAACTACTTGATATACTGGACGGAATACGGTTTCCTTTTATATTAATAACGGTTGTAATACGCATATATATATATTTATTATTAAGATAAAGTAATGTTTTCTTTATGTTAATATAGATATATTGAATGGCTATTCTTGGTACAACCTTACAGATATTAGCGGCTATTGCTGTTGTGCTTATCTTATTCATATTGGCATACTATGTATTTAATCGCGAAGCTCTTAATTCGCTCAGGCAAAATAACAAACTACAGAATCGCCTGGATATATTCAAGGGCGTAAAAGATATGGCAATTTCAAATAAAGAAACGTATAGTACAACAATAGACAATGGCGGCCTTTATATGGATCTGCGACCTTCTGTGAACCAGTCTGGTGGCATTGAATTTTCATATAATTTCTGGATCTATCAAGATCCAGGGTTCTATACGGATACGGATACTACGACAACACCGGATACAGGACTGAGTACACAGGATGTTGTTTTGCTCTTGCGTGGTACGGATAAGGTTGTAAAATATAAAAATATTTGTAATAGTGATAAACACGATGTTTATGTAAAATGTCCCCTTATAAAATTGGAAAATAAAGGCGATTCACTTACCGTAGAATTTAATACACAAGCCTCTCCTGATATTGTTCATGAAGGATCAAAAAATCGCTGTGATGTGGGAAACAAAGATTGGGATGAAGCAAACTCATACAAGGTGTCGGTTAGAGGCTTTAAGAGCAGACCGAATTTTAATAAGAAATGGTTTATGGTAACGGTCGTTATTCAGGATACCTATCCAACTGATTCTCTTCCAATACGAAATAAGACGCGCGTACATATATACATAAATGGTGTTCTTGAATTAGACCAATATGTAGATAGTAAATTAGATCAAACGGACGTAACTCCATCTATATTAAAACCAAACAATGGAAACCTATATGTATTTCCCCAGTTAAATTGGACAAAAGATGGAACTGCTAATACAACAAAAGTAGCTTCAAACACACAAGTTCAAAAGATGATGATGGCAGATTTATCCTATTTTAACTATGTATTAAATACGCGAAATATCGTTTCAATGTATCAAGCTGGATTTAGTAAAAATTATGCTACACCTCCGTCGGGGACATCTTTACTAAGTTATCTATACGATCTTTCATCTACAAATGGTACTAAGAGACAACTTACATCAACTTAAGTAAAAGTAAAAATAAAAGTATAATAAGCAATTATTACATATATATTTATATATAATCTAAAAATGAAAATTCTATTTTTTGGATCACGCGGATGGATAGCATCATACTTCCTACCGCTATTACAAACAAATCAACACGAGATCCTATGTCCCGATGTGAGAGCAGATGACACGGAAGCTGTGGAAAAGCTATTAGATTCTGTCAAACCCGATCGCGTCATTTCCTTTATTGGTCGTACGCATGGTGAGGGTATCAATACGATTGATTACCTAGAACAACCTGGAAAACTGGTAGAAAATGTAAAAGACAATCTATATGCTCCTATCTCGCTTGCTATGCTATGTAAGGAACGCGGGATTCATTTTACCTATCTGGGAACGGGCTGTATCTTTAGCAGTAATCCGGAAGAGAACAAATATACAGAAGACGCTAAGCCTGATTTCTTCGGTTCATCTTACTCTGTTGTCAAGGGATTTACAGATCGTCTTATGAAACTTGTAAAAAGCAACACGCTAAATGTAAGGATCCGTATGCCTATTACGGATGATATGGCGCCGCGTAATTTTATTACAAAGATTGTGGAATATGAAAAGATTTGTAGTATACCGAATACGATGACTGTTCTGCCCACATTGTTGCCAGTGCTTCTTGATATGATAGAAAAGGGAACGACGGGAACAATTAATCTCGCGAACCCAGGCATTATGGAACATAACGAAATACTTTCGCTCTATAGGGATATTGTTGATCCAACAAAAACTTGGAAAAATTTTACAATTGACGAGCAAGATGCTATACTTAAAAGTAAAAGATCTAATAATCAATTGGATTCATCCTTCCTACAAAGTATGTATCCTGATATTCCATGCTTGTATGACGATGTAAAGGCATGTATTGAAAATAGCAACTCTAAAAAGAGAACAAAAATAACTATTATTTTTATTTTGATATTTATTTTTTTACTTGTATTTATCATAATTGTCGTCATATTCGTCATCCTCGTCATAATTTTTAATTACCATATAATTACTATTATAATTAATACTAATTCCGTCTCCCTGTGATGATTTTATAAGAGAATATTCATCATATACACCGTTATAAATTACACAGAATTCGTGTAAATATTCATATTTTTGATTGTATTGTATACTCTTCACTGGTACGGGATCAATACCTTCGGATACATAGGTATTAAATAGTGTTTTACCAGAAGACGCCTCTGAAATTCTATCAAAGAAACCAGTTTCGTGTTCCGTTATATTAGAAATATACGATCTTTTTTTATTCACATCAAAATCAATACAGTATCTTCTACAATTAATACAGTCGCGGAAGATAAACTCTTTTGTATATACAAGCTCATCATCTTTGTTATTATCTACCGGAGAGTAGAATGTTCTTATCACCGCAATACAGTCTGTATTATTCTTCATATTATCAAGTATTAATAATTTAACAGCTGAGATTATTCATTTTTTTATTTTAAGGTTGATATAAGCCGAAAATGTCTAATATCTCATTAGAGTAGTAACCAAACAACACAATGCCTGGAGGACTAATGCAACTTGTTGCCAGAGGGCAACAAGATATATATCTTACGGGTTCTGCTAAATTAAGCTATTTCCAATTCGTATATCGTAAGCATACCAATTTTGCTATGGAGTCTGTACATCAAACATTTCTAACTAAACCCGTCCTTGACAAGTCATCTCATACAATTGCAACTTGTAGAATTGGTCGTATAGCAGATCTGTTGTACGATGTATTTTTCGCATTTCAATTGCCTGCCATATATTCTGATGGAAATCTTCGCTTCAAATGGATTGATAAGGTTGCTAATTATATGATATATTCTGCTTCTGTGAGAGTTGATACAAATCTTATAGATATTCAATACGGTGAGTGGCTTGATATATGGAATGAATTAACTCTTACGACGAGTAAGCGTACTGCTTATGATAAAATGACCGGAAATACTTATGAATTTACAAATCCTACTGCTCTTAATAATCGTATCGTAATTGAAAATAATTGGTTAGATTATCAATACTATCCGGCATATACAGTCGTGAATGGTGTAGCTACACCGTCCATACCGTCGAAGCGATTCTTTATGCCGTTAAATTTTTGGTTTACAAAAAACCCAGGATTGGCACTGCCACTCGTAGCATTGCAATATCAGAATGTTGAAATTTCACTTGAGTTTAGAGGCATCGAAGATCTATATCAGGTTTATGATACAGAGAGTGGTATATACTATAGTCCATCTAAATATAGAGCTTTGTATCCTAATGCGGATGTATCTATTGGGCGATTCTTAGTTCCGGGTGGTGGCGGACCCAATGCTCTTATTGATATTGACGGATATCTTGACTGTAATTATATATTTTTAGATGACGACGAACGCCGTCAGGTGGCGGCAACTTCAACCGATTATCTTGTAGAACGCGTATATCGCATGGAAACATCCGGTTTTACAACGGTAGGTGTAATGGATCTTATTATACAAAATCCTATAAAAGAGATTATATGGATCTTGCGTAGAAATGATGTTAATGATTACAATGAATGGACCAATTTTACATTTAATATGCCTTATGATGCCTCCCAGACAACACAAATTATCTTGAAAACTGCGAAAGTCATGTGGAATGGTCTTGATCGTTTTGAGGAAAAGTCGTATGAATATTTTAATCAAATGCAACCTTACCAATATCATACCAATAGTCCTCGGGACGGTGTTCAAGTATACAGTTTTTCCCTATATCCCGAAAAAAATCAACCAAGTGGTACATTTAATGCATCTATGATTAACAAAATACAACTATATCTTACCATGAATATGCCTACGGATACAAATATTGAATATCAGTCGGTGGCATATGCTACTTATTACAATATTTTCAGAGTAATGTCAGGTATGGGAGCTATGGTATTTGTTAATTAATATGGCTACATGTTCGTGTGTTAAAAATAATATTATTATTGTTTATTGTATTTGTTCTTAATTTTTGTTGTAAAAACACATATCGTTTTACTTGTCACAAGATCATATAATCAATGGCATAATGTCGTTTTCAATACATTCGTTTGTAGGCAATGACTGTATATATATCCAGAATGCCCTTTTTAGATTACGATGTTGTTTTTTAAGATCATCTACCTTATCATAAATGGTGGTATTATTTATAGTGTCATCCCTTTTTGTTATACCTGAAAAACACATACCAGCAGTATATCGTTTCTTTTGTACCCCCATATCCAATAATATAGGCTCTAACTTTTCCTTAAAATCTGGTATAGCAGTTTTTATATCATTTATAATAACTTTTATAAGGATACGATCTTTTTCCCGCCCCGTAATCGTATAGTATTCTGAAATATGTTCCCTTATCTTTTCTTCAGGTGTTCCATTAAGGCCCCAATGTACTTTTTTAATTACACTTAAAGACGGTATACATTCTATATACCCTTCTACATTGGAAAGGGTACTTGTTTTACTTTTATTAGATACATAATGAATATTCGTAAGATTATTGACACGGTCCGCAAATATTATTACCAGACTGCCGTCCGTTTTTCGGTCTGTCATTATACATATACTACTATGTCTAACAGGTTGTATTGGGACATAGGAAACTTCTAATAATTCACCATACCAATTATTTTTTTTAGTAATTATCTTACCGTCACTCGTAAGCCATAGAGATGGATATTCATCATTTGTGATATAGCGAATTGATAAAATGTCTTGTTTTACTTCTATTAATTCAAACAGTACCCCTTGTCGTTTTACAGAAATAGGGTATGTTTGCATAGTAATATTTGTATGACTCGTAAGTGGTTGCTGTTCGATCTTGTGAAGAATATCAGATAATGATTCTACAGATTTACCAGTTCTTCTCATTGTATTTATACTATTTTGTACTATTTATTATGCTACGATTATATGTTATGCTTTATTACCATATTCTGCTTTAAATAGTTCTACAGCATTATTGATTGTTTCTAAAAATGATGCATTATTACATTATGAATGATAAAAATGTAAAAATAGGCATATAGGCCCTCCTTTTCATTTTTAATCGGTAATTTACTATTAAATTAGATTTAAAGTAGCCTCGTATATACAATTACAAAGTTTACAAAGTTGAGTTACCACCAAGGTTTTTTATTTAATAGTAAATTATCAATTAAAATAGAGTGATTTACCCTCTTATTACTAAAAATAATGAATTATTACATTTATATTATAAAACAATTATTATAATAAATTATAATATGAA